TGCGAGATTACCAAATTGACGCCGTATATCATGGCATTTCCAGAAATCGTGCTCTGCTTGTTAGTCCTACTGCTTCGGGTAAATCACTCGTAATATATTCGTTAGTTCGTTATTATCATATGATGGGTTTGAAGACCCTGATACTAGTTCCTACCACCTCACTTGTGGAACAAATGTATTCAGATTTTGAGGACTACGGTTGGAGCTCTGGTACATACTGTCAGAAGGTATATCAGGGACACTCCAGTAAGGTTGAGAAAGACGTTGTTATATCGACATGGCAGTCTATCTACAAGTTACCAAAGAAATATTTTGAACAGTTTGGTTGTGTGATTGGTGATGAGGCGCATATGTTTAAGGCTAAGTCACTCACTGGTATCATGACAAAGTTACACCTATGTAAGTACAGATTCGGGCTTACGGGGACTTTAGACGGTACTCAGACGCACCAACTTGTTTTAGAGGGACTATTTGGTCCAGTTGAAAAAGTAACTACCACAAAGGAGCTAATTGAGAAGAAATCTCTTGCTGACCTTAAAATCAAGTGCATTATTCTAAAACATGAGAATATACGAGAGAGAATGACTTATGCAGAGGAACTACAATTCCTTGGAGAACATAAACTTAGAAACGAATTTCTTGCTGGACTGTTGATGCATCTCCCCGGCAATACATTATGTTTATATCAATTGGTAGAAAAACACGGTAAGCCTCTTTACGAGGAAGTCAAGAAAGTTCAAGAAGAAGGTTTCTTTGACGATAGAATGCGAAAGGTATTTTTTATCTATGGTAACACAAGTACCACAGAAAGAGAAGAGATACGATCTGTTGTGGAGGGTGAAAAAAACTCTATCACCATTGCTTCGTATGGGACTTTTAGCACTGGTATTAACATTCGTAATATTCACAACATCGTGCTCGCAAGCCCGTCTAAGTCTAGAATTAGAGTGCTCCAGAGTATCGGTAGAGGATTGCGTCAGGGGGAAAATAAAGATTCCGTTTTGATATTTGACATTGCAGATGATATGACATTTCGTGATCAACCCAATTTTACACTAAACCACTTTCAAGAACGCATAAATATATACAATGCAGAACAATTCAACTACGAAATTAGTAAGGTAAAACTACGATGAACACAGATACATATAAAATTCTGAAGCTCATTAGTGGCGAGAATATCATTTGTGAGCTTTCCGAAGATAACGGCAAATACGAAATCACAAGACCCCTTCTAATGCATGTCTCCCCAAAGATCACCGTGACCGGCATGACAGAATCTTTAATGCTATCGCGTTGGGTTCAACCATTCACTGAAGAAAGATATTTTGAAATTGATCCGAAGCATGTTATTATTATGTTACCTGCATCGCCAGGATTGAGTATCTATTATGAGGGTGTATTGGATAGGTTAGAGGGCCCGGAAGAGCTCTCTACTATGGACGATATTAATGAAGAAGAAATATACGAAGAACTATTGGATGAACTAGATACAGATAGTAAATCTATTCATTAATGTAGTTCTAATAACCAAGGACAAGCTTAATGTAACACTATTTTCTGGTGGAGTCAAGGTTCCTTCAAAGATTATTTTAAGTTATAATGTTCCTTGACATTATAGTGATATTGATGTATAGTAAATAAAGTTTAGGAGAGTAATTATGGCGAAAGCTAAAGGCGAACATTATGTAGATAACAAAGTTTTTCTACAGGCGATGATTGAATGGAAAGAGAAGTGCAAGATTGCTGAAGAGGCAGAAGAACAAAAACCTGCTGTAACAAATTACATTGGTGAGTGTTTTCTGAAGATTGCAACGCATCTATCTTATCGTCCCAATTTTATTAACTACACATATAAGGATGACATGATTTCAGATGGTATCGAAAACTGTTTACAATATGCTTCAAACTTCAATCCAGAGAAGTCGAATAACCCTTTCGCGTATTTCACGCAAATCATCTACTACGCTTTCATCCGAAGAATTCAAAAAGAAAAAAAGCAAACCCACGTTAAAAACAGAATTGTAGCGGGTAGTAACTACCAATCCTATGATACTATGCCGGGCGATTCAACTAGTTATAGTATTGATAATTCCTTTGCAATGGACAATCTTCCAGCTGAAGATGTCTATAAACCCAAGACGGTAGAAAAAAAAAGTAAAAAAGGACTAGAGAATTTTATGGAAGATGATATTGAAGATGTAGCGGTTCTGGGTGTTGAGCGTTGAAACTTGCGATTATAACTGACACTCACTTTGGTGCCAGAAATGATAACCAAAACATTAATGACTTTTTCTATAAATTCTACGATGATGTATTCTTTCCTACCCTAGAGAAACGAGGTATTACTACCTGTATTCATATGGGTGATGTTACAGACCGTAGGAAGTTTATCAGTTTTAAAACTGCATCCGATTTTCGTAAAAAGTTTATTGGCCGTTTTCAAGAGTTGGGTATTGACCTTCATCTTATCATTGGCAACCATGACACATACTACAAGAACACCAATGAAGTCAATTCGATGGAAGAACTTGTAGGTTCTGACCGTTGCAACATTTACACTGGACCACAAGTTGTGGAGTTTGATGGTTGTCCTATTCAGTTCATGCCGTGGATCAATGCGAACAACTATGAAGAGTCAATGACCGCTTTGTCACGATCCCCAGCTCAAATCCTGATGGGTCATCTAGAGGTAAATGGTTTCGAAATGCACAAGGGACATAAATCTGAAGGTGCGTTTGAGAAGGAATTGTTTCGTAGGTTTGACCTGTGTTTCAGTGGTCACTTTCATCACAAATCAGATGACGGCCAGATATATTATCTTGGTACACCATATGAGATGACTTGGAGTGACTACGATGATGCCAAGGGATTTCATATCTTCGATACGGAGAAACGTGAACTTGAACGCATTGTCAATCCATACACACTTTTTGAGAAGATTTACTATGACGATACTACAACTGACTATACAAATGAGGATGTATCTAAGTATAAAGAGAAGTATGTCAAACTGATTGTGGTCAACAAGAAAGACTTGTATCAGTTCGACAAGTTTACGGATAGACTTTTACAAGCTGACGCATTTGAGGTAAAGATTATCGAAGACTTCTCTGAGTTGGATGCTGACAATGTATCTGATGATATTGTGGAGAATACAGAAGACACTATGACACTTTTAGAGAAGTACATTGACCAGTTAGATGTTACACTGAGCAAAGACCGATTGAAAAATACGATGCGGTCACTTTATACAGAGGCCCAAGATTTAGAAATATAATGAAAAATTATTGGAAACATTTGATGAAGAACGTGGAAATGTCAGCAGAATATGGAGCTGCTGGAGCAAGAGAATTAAAAAACCCCAAACTCTCTGGTAGGAAACGCAACACCAATCAAAGTACAAAAAGACACCCAATAACAATTACAATATGCGATTTAAAAGAATTGTGGAAAATACAAAATGGTAAATGTTATTGGTTGGGTATTGATATGAGTTTAGAAGATTTATTCATATCAAACTCACCCTTTGCTGTATCAGTTGAAAGATTGGACAGCGATAGGGGATATCATAAAGATAATATCGTTCTGACAACTCGTTTTGCAAATAGAGGCCGAGGTAAGTATGATAATCCAAACTTTAAAAAGAGATTAGATAATTTGTTAGAAAATAAAACCTGTGATAATATTGTCATACCAAATTTTATTCCAGATGAACGTGGTGATTTGGAGGCCTTTCTTTGATTCATTTTGAGACTGTGAGGTGGAAGAACTTCCTATCAACTGGTAATAACTTTACAGAGATTCAGTTAGACAGAAATTCAACCACATTAATTATTGGAGAAAACGGTGCAGGCAAATCTACTATTCTTGATGCTTTATGTTTCGGTTTATTTGGTAAGCCTTTTCGTAATATCAACAAACCTCAACTTCTAAACTCTGTCAACGGCAGTGCAGCACTGGTAGAGGTGGAGTTTCGTATTGGAACTAAGAAGGTTAAGGTTGTTCGTGGTATCAAACCAAACGTGTTTGAGATTTACG